AGCTCGGCGGCGGTCGCGACACGCCATACGACACCGCGCTGCGTGCGGCGATGCACCTGTCGGGCGGGTTCGATCTGGCCGACGCGATCAAATCCGGCCGGCAAGTCGTTCCGGCACTGCAGCGCGGCGACACCCAAACCGGCATTGGCGCGACGCTCAGTGCCGCCGCTTCTGGCGCAATGGTACTGGGCGGGATTGTCACGCCCGAGGGCAAGGCGGCGGAAGCGCTTGAAGAAGGGGCGCGCGGCATTCGCGCGTTCCACGCTAGTCCGCACGATTTCGACACGTTCGACATCTCCAAAATCGGCTCCGGCCAGGGCGCGCAGTCCTTTGGGCATGGCATTTACGCGGCAGAAAGCCGCGCGGTGAGCGGCCCGGGCGGCCACTACGACTTAGAGTTCACCGCAAAAAATCTTGGAAAGACCGATCTGAACCAGGGCGAAGCGAACGTGCTTCGCATGCTGCGTGCCGGGGACTCGGATCTCGACATCATCGGTGACTTGGCGGGCAGCGGTTACTCGTTTGACGAGGCGCTTTCGACGCTCAACAGAGTCAAAGACGCCAAGGCGAAGATCTACGACGTCGACATCAAGCACGATCCCGCGCACTTCCTCGATTGGGACAAGCTGGCGACAGAGCAGCCTCCCAATGTCACCGCGGCACTTAACCAAATCTGGCAAAGCCGCGGTGGATCGCTTGAGGGCCGCCAATATCCGCCTTTCGCCGCGCACGCGGAGGCGCGGGGCGACAGCATCTATGCGGCGATCTCCACCAGTCTGGGCAGCGAGGCGGCCGCATCCGAGGCGCTGCGCGATGCAGGCGTGCCGGGCACCCGTTACCTCGACCAGGGCTCCCGGCGCCTGGGCGGTGGGGGCACGAGCAATTACGTCCTCTTTGACGACAAGAACATCGACATCCTGCGCAAGTACGGCATCGCCGGGCTGATTGGCGGCGGTGGTGCAGCGGCCGGTGCGGCACTGCCATCGAGCGACGTACCGCATCTGGCGACCGGCGGCACGGTGACAAAGTCGGGCATCGCACAGGTACACGCCGGCGAGGTCGTCGTCCCGGTTCAAACGATCCAGGCGGGTGCGCGGCAGTCGCAGCCGGGACCCGGCCCGGTCGGGCAAACGGCGCCGAACAGTTTCCTGTCGATTGCCGGCGTCCTCGCAGCATTGATGGTGCTGCCGAGGTTGCTCGGCGGTCTGCTTGGCGGGGTGCAACAGCAGACCCAGGCGACGCAACAGCAGACCCAGGCGACGCAACAGAACACCCAGGCGAAACAGCAACCGCCAAGCCCAGCCCCTGCCACCCCGGACTCGGGCACTCCTACGCACGAACCGCCGGTGTTGAGCGGCAGCCCGTTCAATGCGGCCGGCATCGCCGGTGCGTCGGGCACACCGAGCGGCACAGCGCCGCACGAGCCGCCGGTGTTGAGCGGCAGTCCGTTCAATGCGGCCGGCATCGCCGGCGCACCGGGCACACCGAGCGGCGGCACGGCGCCAATGCTTGGGCCATGGGCGGACGAGGGCGATATCCCGCAATATGCCAAGGGCGGGCCGGTCGAGAAGACCGGGCTCGCGATGGTCCACGCCGGCGAGTACGTCGTCCCGTCATCGGCCGGCGGCAACCTCGTCGTGCCGGGCGAAATCGCACCAGTCGCCACGCAGGGCTCACCTTCGCCGACGCTCCCGAGTGTCTCAACGGGTCTCGGCAAGGGCTGGGAGCTGTGGGCGGCGATCCTGGCGCTGCTGATGCTGATGGGCGGCGGCGGCAAGGGCAAAAACGCCCCGGGCAAAGGCACGTCCGATGTCGGCAAGCCTAGCCAGCCTAGCCAGGCCGAGCCCGATCTGACCGACGCCGACGCGGCCGAGCTCGGTGGCCAGCTCGCCGGGATGGGTCTGAGCGAAGCCGACGCGGCCGAGCTCGGTGGGGAACTCGCGGCCCGCGATGTCGCCGCACCCGATCTCGGAGCTGAGGGCGGGACCCTCGCGGCCGCCGGGGACGTCCAGGCGATGTGCGCCGGCGGTATCGCCAGCGCCGAGGGCGGGCTGCAGGTCCACGAGACCTCGCTACCGCACCGCATCAAAGCCGGCGTGCGCGGCCTCGCCGCCAAGGGCCAGGTGGGACTATTCCGCAGCGGACGGCTGACCAGCTCGATGCGCGGTGCTCCGGTCGCCGACGGCAAGGGTGGCCAGCTCGCGGTTGTCCACCCGGGCGAGATGATCCTGCCGGCGCCCGAGACCAGCCAGGTCCTCGGCGCGATGTCGTCGGAAGGCGGGGCCATCGTGCCCTCGGCCGCGGGCGGCAGCGTGGTGGCGCTACCGGAGCAGCAGACCGTCTCCTCGCTCGGCTTCCAGGGGGTCACCCTCGAGCAAGCCAACCCGAGCAGCAACTTCGGCATGCTGGCCCAGATGCTGGCGCTGATCACCGCGCTGCAAAAGCTGGTCGGCGGTCTTGGCGGGCTGTTTGGCGGCGGTGGCGGCAATCAGGGTGGCCAGGGCGGCGGCCTGTTTGGCGGGATCCTCAGCCTCTTTGGCGGTGGCGGGTCATCCGGCGGCGGCGTCCAGCAAATGGCCAATGCCGCCAACCAGGCGGCCCCAGCGCTGCAGGACCTGACCAGCAGCACAAACAACGCCTCGGGCAGTGTGACCGGCTTTGCCGGCATGCTCGGCAGCCTGTTTAGCGGCGGCGGTGGCGGCGGCGGTGGCATCCTCGGCAGCGTGATCGGCTTGCCGTTCAAGCTCCTCGGCGGCCTGATTGGGCTCGAAGGGGGTGGCGTGATCCCATCGGCTGCCGGCGGCATGGTGGTCGGCGCCGGCGGTGCGGTCGCCGATGGCAAGGGCGGCCGGCTGATCGTCGCGCACCCGCAGGAGATGGTCTTGCCGGCCCGCGAGGCGCGCGGGCTCTCCAACCTGCTCGGCAATTTCCAGGCGGGACCCCCGCCCGAGGGCGGTCTCGGCCGGATCCTCAGCATGCGGATGATGGTCCCGAACGTCCCACACTTCGCGCAGGGCGCCTGGGAGATCGACCGCGACATGCTCGGCATGCTGCACCAGGGCGAGGCGATCCTGCCGAGCTCGTATGCCGCAGGCTTGCGCGCGATGGGCGGCAGTGCGGCTACGACCTCAAGCCCGTCGGTCACCTATGGCGACACGCATGTGCACCTCTCGGCGATCGACAGCCGTTCGGGCGCGCAATTCCTGATGGCGAACGCCGACACGATCGGCAAGGCCTTCTTCAAGGCGCACCGCAACGGCAGCCGCTACACGCCCAACGGCTGAGACCTCGTAACTTTTTGCCGTCTCGTTTGAGGCGCCCACGGCGCGCGACGGGCGACGACTCGGCTTCGCTGGACCGACACGGCCTATGCCGGGATGCCGACGAAGCACCTGGAGCGCCCCGTGCTCGCGGGCGGGGGCCAGCGATAACGCACCGTGGGCATGGCCCCGCCCCAAATCGGACTTTACCGGGAGACTGACCAATGAGCCAGCGGGTCTACCCGGTGTTCCCCGGTATCGCCTATGCAGTGACCAAGACCCCGAATTGGGCCTCGCGCATGCAGCGCGCGGTCAGTGGCCGCACCTTGCGCACCAGCGACTACGTCAACCCGGTGTGGACCTTCAAGCTGATCTACGCGGTGCTGCACGACTTTGCGTGGTGCGCACACACGAGCCCGACCGAGCTGCGCACGATGATGGACTTCTTCAATTCATCGGGCGGCGCCTTTGACGCCTTTCTGCTCAGCGATCCAACCGACAACGGTGTCACCGGCCAGGTGCTGCCAGCGGCGATCAGCGCGGTCGCGACCGTCGCGGTCAACAACGCGGGCACCGGCTACAGCAACGGCGATCAGGTTTTTCTCGCCGGTGGCACCTATACCGCACCGGCCGCCTGGACGGTGAGCGGGTCGACTGGCGGTGGCGGTGTCACCGCCTTGAGCCAAATCAACCCCGGTGCTTACTCGATCGTTCCCGGCACCAGCGCGATCGCGACCACGACCAATGGGGCGGGCGACGGGACCCTGACCCTCAATGTGACCTGGACCACGACCGTGCAATTGGTGCGGCAACTGGTGCCGGGTGGTTTTGCCGAAGCGATCATCGCGCCCAACACCGTCAGCAACGTCTATTTCGGCGGCACGCCACAGGTCGGCTGGACCGTCGACAACACGACCGGGCTCATCACATTGCCAAACCCGTTCACTAGCACGCAGCCGGTCATCACCGCCGACTTCACCTATTACTTCCGGGTCTACTTCCCAGACGCGCTCGATTTCGAGGAGTTCGCCAATGGGTTTTGGGAGATCAAGCAGGTCAAGCTGACCTCGGTGGTGCTGTGACATGCGCCCGGTCACACCTGCGCTGCAAGCCCTGCTGGCGAGCTGGGGGCCGGACGTCGACATCAAGATGGCCGACCTCTACACCTTCACGCTCGAGGGTGGCGAGATCCTCAGATATACCAGCTATCAGACGGCACTGAGTGCCCCGGCGCCAAATACCGATCCGTCACAGGGGCTGTACTACTTTGGGCTCGGGCCGCCCCTCGAGCGTACCAAGATCACCGAAAAGATCGGCATCGATGTCTCGCACATCGACATCACGGTTTACGCCGGACCAAATGACGAACTAGGCCTCGGCGGCACGCTGACCTGGCAAGCGGCACTGCATGCGGGGCTGTTTGATGGCGCCTGGTGCAAGGTGTGGCGCGCCTACATCACCCCGCCGGCGACCGTGGTCGGGACGATCAGCCGGTTCTATGGCCACGTCAGCGATGTCGAGATCGGCCGCACCAAGACCAAGATCACCGTCAACAGTCTGACCGATCTGTTGACCGTGCAAATGCCGCGGCGACTGTTTCAAGCCGGTTGCATGCACAAATTTGGCGAGTACGGCACCGGCATGTGCTCCTATGACCGGGTCAATGGCTTGAACGCGCTGGGCACATCGACCGGGATCGGTCAGCAGACCATCACCTGCGTAACGACCACGGATGGTGTCGAGGTCTCGGATCAGACGACGATCTTCACGAGATTTTTGCCGACCCCAACGACCGCCTACGACAACGGCTCGATCATTGGCGTCACCGGCGCCAATGCCGGCTACACCCGCACGATCGGCAAGCTTGCTGACTTTCCGTGGTTTGACAGCATCGGTGCCGTTTACCCGATCTATTATCTGAAGCCGTGGATCTTCCCGGTCGTCTCCGGCACTGACCAGTTCAAGCTGCTGCCGGGCTGCGATCACACGCTCTCGACCTGCACAAACACCTTTCAGAACCAACTGCGCTACGGCGGGTTCCCAGACATACCCCCACCGGAAAACGCGATTTAGGGGTGCTCCACCCTGAATGACGCAGTTCGCGCCTCCGCCCACCGGATGGAGCGCTGGCGGAAACCAAAGGGATTCCCATTGAGCCAAGAAATCCGCAATCCACGCATCCTAAATACACCGGCGCAGGCGCCTCGCAAGAGCTTTATCGGTCAGTCGGTGATTGCCGTGAATATCGACGGAACAACGGTCGTCACGACCGTGCCATCGCCCACGCCTGCAGCCGCGGCGCCGCCCTCTTCTCCAAAATAAGGCGTTTCCAAAATGGTAATGATGCTGGCGCCGCCAGGCCTTTCGGTTGGCTCATCGGTCAAAGTATTGTCGGGCGGGACCTATACCGTCGACAGCAACTTCTTGGTCTCGGTCACTTCGCAATTCGACGCGGTCAACCTGAAGGGCATGGGGTTCGACCAGGTGCAGCCGGGCGGCCGCAACAATTTCGGTTCCACGGTTGATCCGACCACCGGCGACGACAACACCGCCGATTATGCGCCGGGCTCATTGTGGACCAACACCACCGCCTCGCCGCAGCGTGCCTGGATTAACCTCAGTGCGGCGACCGCGGCTGCGGTATGGCTGCAGATCTCGGCCGGCGGATTGATCGCCACTGCCGGTTCGGCGGATTTCGCCAACCTGACCTTGACCGCGCTGTTGACCAACTCGGCGGCGACCGCGGTCACCCCGTTCAGTGGCGGCGGCCAGGCCAGCGCCACGGCGCTGACCCTGATCTTCAACAACATCAGCTCGTCGGTCGCGTCCTCGGCACCGTATGACAGCGCCAAGCTCGTCGCCTCGGCCGCGGGACTGGCGCAGATCGCCTACAATTCCTCGAGCCACCCGGTGCAATTGTTCGGCACCGGCTCCGATACGATCACGCTCGAAGGCACGACCTTCGCCGCGGGCACCGGGATCACGATGCCGGCCAGCAGCCTGTTCATCGGCAACTGTCTCGTTGCCGGCAACTGGATCGGTTTCTTGCTCTGCCCGAATGTCGGGCTCGGTGGCGGGCTGACCTCGAACACCGCCTACAACACCAACACTGCCACTGCGGGCACGACCCTGACCGGTGCCAATGTCACCGGCGGGATCATCGAAGTCACCTTGAACATGACCGGGACGATGGGCGGCGACAGCAATGCGCAGTTGCCGACCGCGAGCAATCTGTTCGCGGCGATCCCCAACCCGATCGTCGGCGTTAAGTACCGGCTGCGCGTCATCAATTCGAGCTCGGCGAACCACGTCTGGACGATCACCACCAACACCGGGTGGACACTGAACGGCACGATGACGATTGCCCAGAACACCTGGCGCGATTTTTATCTGGCGCTCGCCGCCAGCACGACCGCGACCCTGCAAAATATCGGCACCGGAACATTCTCGTAATGAGCGCGAAAGCCGGCATCCGGCGCCGGGCGCAATCCGTCCTGCGTCGACCCAAAGGGCTGCGCGCCCGCTATCGCACTAGCAGTGCTGCCGCCGGCAACATGTTCGCCGGAAAGAGAGCGAAGACGGCTGCCGGCAAGAAGAAGTGAACCGGCTCGGCTGGCGGGGGAGTGGTGAATTTTGTCTGATCTCGACCCGCGTCGCCAGGCCATCATCGACGAAGCCAAGACCTGGCTCGGCACGCGGTTTCACCACATGGCCTGCGTCAAGGGTGCCGGGGTTGATTGCCTACACCTGATCTATGGCGTCTACCGCCATGTCGGGCTCGTCGGTGAGATCGAGATCCCGTTTTATCGGCCCGACCAGTTCCAGCATCGCAGGGAAGAGACCTATCTCGAAGGGCTCTTGCAATACGGCCATCGGGTCGAACGGCCCGAGCCTGGCGATGTCGCGATTTTCAAATACGGCCGCGTCTTTTGGCACGCCGGCATCGTCGTCGACTGGCCACTGCTGATCCACGCCTTTGCCGAGCGCGGCGAAGTGTGCCTGGGCGACGCCGACCAGGGGCGATTGCGTGGCCGCGATGTGGTCTTTGTCTCGGTGTTCTGATCGATGAGCCTGTTCCGCACGACCACCCCCTTTCTGCAGAACAACGCGTGGCTGCGCCAGTCGCAGAACGCGTTGCGCTACAACACCAGCCAAGTCGGCTCGGTCGTGCCCTTGTGCTATGGCACAGTCCGCCAGCAGATCAACCTGGTGGCGCTCGGCAATTTCATGGGGCCGGGCGGCGGCAAGAAGGGCAAGGGCGTCGGGCCGCTGCCGATCGCCGGCACCAACACGGTGGCGAGCGGCAAGGGCGGCGGCGGCAAGGGCAAGGGCAAGGGCAAGAAGAGCCAGGACTTTTCGGTCGATGCTGCGTTTGCGCTGTGCCAGGGGCCGATCACCTTTAACAGCAGCAACCTGGTGTTCGCCAATGCCGGGGTCGAGGCCTTTTCGTCGACCGCCTCGGGCGCGGGCAAGGGCAGCAGCGGCAACCAGCTGAATTTTTATATCGGCACCGACGGCCAGAACATCACCCACCCGGTCGGCAGCGTCAATTATTCCGGCACCTGCGTTGTCACCGCGACGCCGATCGACCTCGGCCCGTCACCGGCGATCCCCAATCTCGGCTTTGAGCTCTCAGCACTGCTTTACAACACCGGCGGCTCGGATTTCCCGCTCGACGCCAACCCCGGCAATGTCATCACCGATTTTCTGACCAACCCGCGTTACGGCGCGGAGTTCCCGGCCGCCAATCTCGACACTCTAACCACGACCATCTTCGGCACGAGCATTGGCGATTATTGCCAGGCCTTTGGTCTTTTGATTTCGGTGTCGTTGGACGGTCAGCAGAAGGCCTCGCAGTGGCTTCAGGGGATCGCCCGCCTGCTCAACACCGCCATCGTCTGCTCGGGCGAATTGCTCAAATTCATTCCCTTTGGCGACATCGCATACGCGGCGAACGGTGCGGTCTGGAACCCGAACCTGGTGCCGGTCTACTCGCTGACCGACAAAGACTTGCTGCCGTGGCACCCGCATCAGGACGGCGCCGATCCCGAGATCGGGCAGGACGATCCGATCATCGTCACCCGCACCAATCCGGCCGATGCCTTCAACTGGTTCTCGATCGAGTATCTCGACCGCCAAAACTTCTACAATTCGACGGTGCTCGCGGTCTATGACCAGGGTGCGATCGACCAGTATGGATTGCGCATCGGCGACAGCCTGCCGGGCAAGTGCTTTGCCAGTGCCGGCTCGGCGCAGGTCGCGGCACAGCTCTACCTGCAGCGCGCACAATACATCCGCAACAACTACAAATTTCAGATCGGCTGGGACAAAGCGCTGCTCGAGCCGATGGACATCGTGCTGCTGACCGGCAGCTCGGCCGACTCCTATCTCAGCCAAGAAGCGGTGCGGGTGCTGTCGATCGAAGAAAACGACAATGGCGATCTGACGGTCGAGGCCGAAGAGGTGGTGACCGGCAAGCGGTCACCCAACCCGGTTTACACGCAGCAGACCGGGCCAGGCGGGGGCACCACCGATACCTTCTCGATCTTTGGCTTGAGCATCAGCGGGCCGAACGGCGGCAGCCCGGACGACGCCACGATTACGCAAACGGTCAACCTCGCCGGCGGCGGCATTGCTCTGCTGTTCATCTGTTATGTGAATGACGGGTCGCTCGACACGCCGACTGTCGCTCTGGTCTCTGGCGGTGGCTTCACCTGGAAACGCCGCGCCGGCGGCTATCAAATCATGAACACGGATCAGGGCCAGGTCGTCGGGCAAGAAATCTGGTGGGCCCCGATCCCGCCCGCGTCAACAGGCACCTACTCGATCGCCGTCACATTCTCCAATGTTCAGTGGGGCGGCGTCATGCCCTCTAACGCGTGGGTCGGGATTGCTCAGTTTGTCGACCCGGGCGCCTACCTCTACTGTCCGTGGCAGCTCCCCGAGACGCTCTCCAACGCCAATTGGAGCAATACCCCGGCCGACGTCCAGCTCAGTGGCATGAGCTACACGTTTAACAATTCCAGCACCATCGGTGAGGGAATTTTTCAAATCTGCGCGTTCGCCTTTGCCTGCGGCTTCGCAATCCCGGAGAACAAGTTCTCCGACTATGCGGGCAGCCCGCACCACTCGCCGATGGCCGAGACGATCTACAATTACCACGGGATCCTCGACCTCTATCACTACCCGACACTCTCTTCCCCGCTCTACACCTTCAATCCGCAGCAGGTCCTCTCGGCCTATAACGTCTGGGGGGGCGCCCCGCCCGGAGTCGGGCTGATGAGCGCGTTGTGGATGCAGGTGTGCTTCTTTCGGGTCGAGCAAGACCCCGCGAGGCCCACCGATATGACCGCAGCGGGTTACGAAGTCGGCAACGGGATCACTCTGCCCTTTCAATTTATCCCGATTACGACCAACGGGGTCGACCAGTGCATCGCGTGCTTTAGCGCGGCGGCAACCTATGGCTCGGGTCCGGCCCCCTACAACAGTTGCGCCCAAGGGATCCTTGGCGGCACCGGCTCGGCGATCGGCGGCGGCATCCCGTTTCCTTACCCAGCCTGGATGTTCATGGCCGACTCGATCAGGCAAGGGCCGCAATATGTCACCAGCCCGGTCTATGTACCGGCGTGCGGGTAGTCCCGATGGCGCTTCCCCCGATCTCGCCAACCGGTGTGGCGACACCGTTTCTCTACAACACGCAGACCCAGACGACCGGCACCGGTATCGCAGGGCAATTGAACGTCAGCCCGGGCTATACCAACCGGCCGATCATCTTTGAGCCGCCGAGCGAGCTCTCGGGCGGCTTTACCAAGGTGTGGATCATCGCCACCGGATCGACCGCCAATTGGGGCGGTTGCGGGGTCTGGGTCAGCATCGACAACACGACCTATGCGCCGATCGGCACGATCCTCGCTGGTGGCGTCCAGGGTCTCTTGAGCACGGCGTTTCCGAGCCACACCGATCCCGACAACACCGACACGTTGACGGTCGATCTGACGATGAGCCGGGCGCAACTGATCGCCGGGACGACGCAAGACGCCGACGCCTTTCTGACCCTGTGCTACTGCGACCACGAACTGATCGCCTACACCGCGGCGACCTTGACCAGCGCCTACAATTACAGTCTCGGCACCCATATCCGCCGCGGCTGCTATGGCACGACGATTGGCGCTCACGGTGCGAGCACGCAGTTTGGCCGCATCACTGCCTCGACGTTTTCGTTCGACTACCCGGAAAATCTTGTCGGCGACACGATCTACTTCAAATTCCCGGCGTTCAACATCTGGGGCGGCGGTGCACAGGCGCTCTCCGATGTGACCGCTGTCCCCTATACACTGGTTGGCGGCGCCGGCGTCGCAAAGAACTGGTTCCAGGCCTTCTCGGTCGGCGGCAAGTTCCCCGACATTGCGCCCGATCCGTGGGACAGCAATTACGAGATCTTTGACGTCGAGTTCCCGGTGGCGGTCACCTTCCCGGCAAATTTCTCGAGCAGCCCGACACCGGGTTGCGAGGTCGCACCCCTGGCCAATGTCACACTGACCTTTCAGACGATCCACGCCGGCACCCCGACCACGGTCGGCACGATGACGATCGCCGCCAGTGCGACGACCGGCAGCTACACGGTGGCATCGCCCTTTACCGTGCCGATCGGCGACCGGCTGCGCTGCTATGCGCCATCATCCGTCGACACGACGATTGCCGGGGTCTTTGGCACCATCGTCGGCACCTATTGAGAGACCGCGATGGCTGTGATCTTCATCGAGGGCTTTGACAAATACGGACCGGTCGCCACGGTCAGCGCCAACGTCGCCGCGGCGCTGACCGCGGGCGAGTGGACGACCGCTCCGGCTGGCGTGTTTAACATCGTCGCCGGCCTCAGCTCGACCGGTTACGCAATGCAGATCGCCTATGCCGGCACTCAAGCCCAACTGGTCAAAACCTTTGCCTCGACCTGGACCCGGTGGATCGGCGGCATCCGCTTCAGCTCGACCTTGGGCACGAATGCCGGCATCGGCTTTGCCAGCAACGGCACACAGGCCTCGACGATCACGATCAACACCACCGGCGCGATCAGCCTGCGCACGGGCACCAGCACCGGGACGGCGTTGTCGACCTCGTCGAGCACGGTCAGCGCCAACTCGACCCATTACCTCGAGTGGGATATCACCTTTGGCGCGTCTTCGTCCTACCAGGTGTGGCTCGACGGGGTGTCGATCTTCAGCGGCACCGGCAACACCGCCAATGGTGTCAGCAGCGTCAACCAGTTCAATTTCTTCGGCTCCGCTACCTGCACGATCCAATGGGACGATCTCTACCTGTTTGACTCGACCACCGGCACCAACAATGCGGTGCTCAACACCAATCCGCGGATCGAGACGCAGTTTCCGACCGCCGACTCGTCGGTGCAGTTTTCCGTTGGTGCGGCGATCCTTGGTTCGGCCTATCAGGCTACTTCCAGCGTCACAAGCATTGGCGCCGGCTCTTTTATCTTGCGTGGCTACACAGCGGCGGTCGGCTGTGTCCTCAATTCGGTGTCGATGGTCCCGACCACGACCAGTGGCTCCGCCAAATTCAAGTCGTGCGTCTATGCCGACAGTTCGGGCGTGCCCGGTTCCTTGCTCGCCACCGGCACCGAGGTCGTCGGCTGCACCAGCGGCACCACGCTGACCAGCAGCTTTTCCAGCCCGCCGAGCTTGTCGGCGAGCACCAAATACTGGATCGGCTTCATCAACGACACCGCGATAAATTTGCAGATGAGCGACACCCACAATTTGGGGTGCAGCAAGACCAACACCTATGCCTCGGGGCCGCCAAACCCGGCCGGCACGATGACCTTCAGCCAGGGCTCTTATCTGATTTGGGGCAACGTCAGCAGCACCGGGGCCAATTATTACGAGGTCGACATCAACCCGCCACCCGGCGACCTTTCGTATGTCGCCTCAAGCACCGTCAGCAATCAGGATCTCTATTCATTCGCGGCGCTGTCGACGACACCGCAAAACATCTACACGATGGCGGTCAAAGGCTACATCAGGAAATCCGACACCGGCGCCCGCACGGTGAGCGTCGTCACGAGCTCAAGCGGCAGCAGCAGCACCGGCAGCAACAGCGGTGTGACGCCAGCCACCAGCTATGCCTGGATCGACTCGTTCTTTGACACCGATCCGCATACCAGCGCGGCGTGGACCCAAACCGGGCTCAACGCCGCGACATCAGGGGTCGAAGTCGCCTCATAGGCAATTCGCCAAATTTTCCAAGGAGTGTCCCGTGACTATTGAAAAGGTCATGACCGTTCTGCTCGTCCACGGCGAGGGCGACCGGGCCACGGTCAATGCGTTGCAGCAGCATCGCAACAATATCGAGATATCGAATTTCGCGCGCGCCAACACCGGCAAGCCGTTGCCGCCGCATCTCTCTGCCCTGCCCAACGAGCCGCCGCACGTCACGGTGCTGCTCGTCGACGAGGATGGCCGCCGCCTCGAGTGGCCGGTCAAGACGTGGGACGAGGTCGAAGACTGGAAGGCGCTCGCCGGCTGGGATGCCGAGAAGCGCCATTGGCGCCACGGTGCGACCGTGACGCTGGCATTGAGCTAAGGAGCCGGTAAATGTCTGCAGGGCGTACCTACACAATCAACTTCCGCGCCGTCAGCGTTTCGGCGGTGCAGGATCTCTGCGCCGCCTATGCCGGCGCCAGCATGGGCATCGAGGTGGTCTCGATCACCCTCGGCCAGATCACGCAGACCTCGGTCGAGGAGTGCGCGATCTCGATCAAGCGACTGCCGGCGACGGTGTCGACCGGCTCGGGCGGCAGCGCGATGACACCGACCCTCGACACCGATACCGACGCGGCGGCGACCTTCACCGCGCGGATCAACGACACCACCCCGGCGACCACCAGCGGCACCGCGGTTTATCCGCATGTCGATGTGTGGAACCAGGTCAACGGCTACCAGTGGATCTTCCCGGAGCGCGCGCGGCCCTCGTGCAAACTCTCCGAGGCTCTGGTCTTCTCGCTGGACGGCGCACCGGCTGCGGCGCGCACCTGCAGCGGCTCGATGAAGATCCGCGAACTGATCTAAATGACCACGGTCACCGTCTACCGCTCGAGCGACGCCAGCGCCCCGTCCCTGACGGGGCAGGCTGGCGGGCTGATCACCGTGCTCGACGCTTGCCTGGTCAATGGCTACGGCTCGCAGGCCAATGCTGGTTGGACCAAGAGCTTCTCGGGCACCAACAAGGCCGCCTACCGCAACAGCGCGGTCGATGGCACCGGCTTCTACCTGCACATCGACGACACCGGGACCAACAACACCGCCAAAGAAGCCCTGATGACGGGCTTTGAGGTGATGACCGCGATCGACACCGGGACCGGGCAGTTTCCGACCTCGGCGCAGCTCAACCCATTCGCCGGCAGTGTCACCGGCGGGGTCGTGTGCCGCAAGTCGACGACCGCCGATAGCACGGCGCGCGCCTGGACGTGCGTCGCCGACGACACTTGCTTCTACCTCTTCACCGAGACTGGCGACCAAGCCCAGCCGACCGCCGCTATGACCTTCGCGTTCGGCGACATCTTCTCGTACAAATCCTCCGACGCCTATCGCTGCATCATCATTGGCCGCAACGCGGGCAACTCCGCTTCGTCGGGCAACGAAGCTTTTGGCGGTCTCCTCGCCCCCGGCGCAACCGGAAGCGCTTCGATAATTGGCCATTTTATGCCGCGATCCTGGACTGCGCTTGGCACGTCGATCACGGTCGGCAAAAGCATCGATTATTACATGACCGGCACCACTAGCTATAACTGCGGCACAACCGGCAACTCGGGCACCAGCAATTTCGCGAACGGCGCATGCGTCGGGGCCTACGGCGCGGGCACCAGCATACCTTATCCGAACGGTCCCGATGGCGGGCTTTATTTGTCGCCGCTCTGGATCAATCATTCATCAGCGCGGCGCGGCTATCTGAAGGGCGCCTGGTGCCCGGTGCAGGACCGGCCGCTCAATCACAATGACACCTATTCGGGCACCGGCAATCTGGCGGGCAAGAGTTTTCTCGTCCAATGGATTTATGTCACGGCTGTCAACGGAATGGTCCCCGCCAGTATCGGCCAGGTTCATATCGAGACCAGCTCGACGTGGAGCTGATGCGTGACCGCGACGACCTGGGACCCGAACAACAAGAATTCGGCGATCGCGCTTTCCGGCGGCAACCTGACGGCGACCGCCAGCAACACCTCCAGCCAGGCTGGCGTGCGCGCGACTCGCGTGCTCACGGGCCCAACCTACCTCGAGTACACGATCGGGTCGTTGACCGGCGGCACGCTCTTTGTCGGCATGTGCACCTATGGTTGGGGTTTCAGCACAACGGCATTGGGCGCTGATACCCAGGGTCTCTCCTACCAGTCCTCGGGTGTGGTCAGGGTCAACAACTCGACGCTCTCGACGATCCAGACGTTCGCGGCCACCAATGTGGTGCGGATGGCGGTTTCGCTGAGATTGCAGCAGGTCTGGTTCAACGTCGGCAACGGCAACTGGAACAACAACGCCTCCAATGTCCCTTCGGACAATCCTGCCGTCGCAGTGGGCGGGATCTCGTATGCGACAATGGCGGCGTTCAACCTCTTGCCGGCGATGAGCTCGGCCGGCGCGGCCGGTAACACGAACGCGGTGACCGCGGCGTTTTCATCGAGTGGCTGGGGCTTCTCGGCACCGAGCGGGTTCGCTTCGCCCGATACTTGCGGCGCGTCAGGCTTTGCAGTCGATCTGCCGTCGAGCACGGCACCCTACAGCGGGCCGGCGCGGCAAGACCCGTTCAGCGGCACCTATCAAAAAAAGATGACGCTGCCGGTGGCCGCGGGCGCGTGGTACGGGATCAGCAACAACACCCCCAACACCGCAGTCAAAATCTGGTCGCCCGCCGCCGCCGCGACGCATGTCTCCGGCTTTGTCTATGAGAATGGCCTGCCGGTCAAAAAGATCGTGCGGCTCTACGACCACACCGACGGGACCTTTCTCGGCGAGACGACCAGTGCCGCCGATGGCTCCTACTCGATCCCGGGGCTCGGCCGCACCAATGTCGTCGCCATCGCGTTCGACCCGACGACCTTTAACGCCATCTGCTGGGACCAGGTAACGCCCGTCTAAAGCCCGGCTTTCGACACACCAGCGGCAGGGAGTAGTGCGATGGCCGTCTGGTACACCCGCGACAATTCGACGGTCGCCACCGACACGCTGTCCATCGTCACCGGCTCGGTCGGCTGGTCGGCGATGACCGCCTGGTCGGCCAGTGCCACGATCGCAGCCGGGGCGTTGGGGCGGCAGAGCGCCGGCACCGCGCAGTTTACCGCCAGCAGCAGCACTACGACGCTGACCGTCACGGCGGTTGCCAGCGGCACGATTTATCTCGGTATGCACACCCAGGTCGGCGGCACGAACAACGTTATTACGGCATTCGGCAGCGGCTCGGGTGGCACCGGCACTTACACCCTGCAAAGCTCGCAGACGCAAGGGAGCACGACCTGGAACGGCGGATTGACGGCCGGCAATGAGCGCGCGTTTGTCGCGATTGTCGGCGGCACGACCGGCGCGACCGAACCCAACTGGACGCTGACCAAAGGTGCCAAGACCACCGACAACACGGTCACCTGGCAGGAATGCACCGGGCAGCCGGCGGTCAATGGCGATCTGACCAACACGCCGCTGTCGTCGAGCGTGCGCTCGACCAACCCCGGGCTCGGCAAGATCATCACCGACAACGCCGGGACGCATATCTTCATCTGCTCGACGGCCGGGACCTGCGGCGCGGGCGAGCCCACTTACAACACAGCGGCGGTCGGCAACACGACGACCGACAGCGGTGCCACCTGGACTTATCTCGGCACGTCGTTCTCGAACTGGGCGGCGCCGCATGCCCGTGTCCACAATGTGTTTGGCACGAATTGGGCGGCAGCCGGCGATGTCATCTATTTCGGCGACGATCACGCCGAAATACAGGCGGCTCAAAACAACATCAACCCCGTTGGCACGAGTGCGTCGCCCAATTTTCTTTATTCGATCGATCACACGCTATCCTTACCGGTGTCCGGCAGCGGTCTTAAGACCGGGGCAACGATTTCGACCCAAGGGGCTAGTAACAACCTCGCCACGGGCAATACCGGGTCTTCATATTGGTACGGGTTCACTTTTTCAGCGGGCAACAGTAGTAACTTCGCCAGTGTCCTAATCGCACTGACGAGTCAAAGCCTGTGGATCAAACTCGACTCCTGTCTTCTCAAGCTAAACAATACCTCTTCCAGTTCAAGCATTTTCCTCGGTGGTGTTGGTCCTTTCGTCGAATTGGTCAACACGACGATGCAATTTGGCGCGGCTGGTCAGTCTGTTGTCTGTGAGGGAAATAGGGTGATCTGGCGTAATACCGCCAGTGCGATTGCCGGCACTGCACCGACGACATTGTATACCAGCACACAGAACACTGGTCTGATAGTTCATGAAGGGATCGATCTGTCGGCGATTGGTTCGGGCGGCACACTGGTCGGCACCGGGGCCATAAGTGCTACATTTTTATTTATCGACTGCAAGCTCGGTGCCAGTGTGACAATCGCCGGCACCCCTACTAGTCTGGCCGGACCCGTTACCGATGCAATCCGCTGTTCGTCATCTGCTACCAACTATGTGCAGCGCCGCTATTGGTACCAAGGAACATTGCAAGAAGAAACCACGATTGTCAGAACCGGTGGTGCGACCGATGGTACGACACCGATTTCATGGAATATCACGACAACCGCCAACTCAAAATGGCTGGCTCCGTTTGAGTCGTTTCCGATCTCGATCTGGAACAGCCGCACCAGCGCCAGTCTGACGGTCACCGTCTATGGGATCTGGGGCGGTGGTGCGGTGCCCAACAATGACGACATCTGGTTTGAGGTCGAGTACCTCGGCTCGACCGGCGCGCCGCTGGCGTCATTCGCCAACACCACCAAGTCGAACAATCTCGCCACCGGCACGGCGCTGGCTTCGGACAGCAGCACCTGGGGCGGCAGCACGACCAAGTTCAAGATGGCGGTGACGTTCACACCGCAGCTCACCGGCTATCTGCGCGTCTATGTCAAAGCCGCCAAGGCGTCGAGCACGTTCTACATCGACCCGCTGCCCGTGCTGAGCTGATTGGGCGATAGGCGATGGCTTATTCGCCGCAGTGGCAGGTCCTCTTTGAGGAGCCGGACGAGGAATTCTTCCTCCCGGTCAGGCGCCGCTTCGCCCGGGTTCCAGCGAGGGTTGCCCCAATCACCGGTTCCCCCGGCGGGTATGTCCCGCCGCCGGGCAACGATGTCTGGTTCGCGTTCAGCGGCGCTACCTACACGGCACCCGCCGGCAACCAGACCAATTTCAATTTTGTCGGCTTAGCGCGCCAGGCGATCACCGTCGGCTTTCCGTCGCCGAATTTTGTCGTCGCGACGGCGGCGCGCGACGCGATCCTGCCGGGCACGTATATCGTCGAAGAGACGATCCCGCCGCCGACGCCGCCACCGCTGCCGCCGCCGCCGCAGTTGCAGCGGCCGTGGCACCACATGGCGCGGTTTGAGGAGGAGGAGCCCGAGTGGCGGCCGCCGCGCCGCGGCTACGTCTTTCAGCCGCCGTCGGACGAGAAGAAAAAGAAAAAGCACCACGAGGTCGTCCTCGCCGACGAGGAGCAGGCGCACAACGAAGAGGCCGACTTTTTCGTCGTCTACGCCCAGCGCAAATTTGCGCCGCGAGCGCTGGCGGTCCCGCACATCAAGCCCTACCACCATGTGGCGCGCTGGGACGAGCCGGAGCCCGAATGGGCGCCACTGATCCGGGGCGCCGCGCAAGGGCCATTGCCGGCACCGCCGCGGCTGAAGACCTGGCACCATGCGGTCTTTCTTGAGGACATCGAGCTCGAGGCGGCGCCACTGCGCCGGCCGCAGACGGTGGCACCGCTACCGG